GGATAGCAATTAATAAATCTAGTGGTGAAGTAGCAGTCGTTGAAGCACCCGAGTGGCAAGATGAAGATAGAAAAGAATATTTAGAAGATGCAAAGAAAAGAATAAAGATGTTAACTAGTCCTGATAAGGAATTTGTTGTTCCTTACAAAGATGTGTTTGAAACTTACAGAGATAAAGGTGAAGATGTCAGGACAGGAAATAAATTGTTACCTAAACCTTGTAACATGTGTGGGTTTAAAAAGTATTGTTGGAAAGATTCAGTGTTACACGACAAGGTAACTTCACGAGCAAAAAATCCACCTCAAGCGTGGTATTCAAAATTAAAAAAGAAAGTAATATAGATGTCAGTTATATATTCTCATAGCTATTTACTAGAGTTGATGGAATACAATGAAACTTTGTACCACGTTTATATAGAATCCCACCGTGAATCGGGGGGCGGGAGAGATGTCGTTTTCTTACGTCAACATGAAAGAGGTATTCCCCTTACTCTTCGTGAAAACTTTTCAGAAAACGGCACTCTCACTTCAGCCACCGAACAACGAGATATAATAAGAATAGAAAATGAATTTCAAGCAATTAGCCAAGCGTTAAATTACGGAAAGATAATATGCCTACCGATGTATCCCCTAACAAAAGAACTTACTACAATAGAAAAACAATCTGTAAGACTGGCAGGGTACGTAAACAAACGAATGGAATCTTTAAACTTAAAAATGAAGTTAAAGAAATGAAGCGATTAAAATACAGATCAAAGTTTGAATTGGAGTTAGCAAAAGTATTAGTTAACAATAAAATAAAATTTGAATACGAATCAAAAAAGTTTCTTTATGTTCCTAAAGTTCGGACATATACTCCTGATTTTTATTTACCCGACACAAATATATTTATTGAAGCAAAGGGGCATTTAGATAAAGCAGACAGAGTAAAAATGGTACTTGTAAAAGAGCAACACAAAGAATTAGATATTCGTTTTGTGTTTATGAACGCAAAGAACAAAATATATAAAGGAAGTAAAACAACCTACGCTGATTGGTGTAACAGGTACGATTTCAGGTGGGCAGAAGGAACAATACCTGCGGAGTGGTTTAAACATGGATGAGAAAAAAATACATAAAATGCTAAAAAGCATGAAGCTTCAAAAGGGGCATTACTACGTTATTATTACCGATATAGATGACGATAAATTTAATATGGTTGCCTACGATACAACAGGTAGGAAGTACCACGATGAGGGAGATCACTCGGTTGGTTCTATTACTCACGAAGGATTAGTTGCGCTGTTACGTAACAGGGGAGATGATATATTTAATTACGGTATGGGGGAATTATCCATGCAGTATGCAAGTAAGCGACTATTTAGTGAGTTGCCTGATGATACAGGACAAAAAATAGAGTACAAAGACAATGTAATTAAAGTTGACTTTACGAGTGAACATTGATATGAAATATAGAGACATGATTAAAGAAAAGATTAAAAATGTAAAAGAAGAGATGGATAGTAGTCCTAAATATTTATCAGGCAAAACTAAAGAAGATATGGTGAACCATCCACCACACTACAACAAGAATGGTATTGAAACTATTGATGCTATAGAATCTGCAACAGGTGAAGGATTTGAATATTACTTACAGGGGAACATACTAAAATACTTGTGGAGATATAGATACAAAAACGGATCAGAGGATTTAAAGAAAGCACGATGGTATTTAGATAAACTAATAAAAATAGTAGACAACAGAGAGGAGAATGGACATGTTAATATCAAATAGTTTACCAACGTCTTATCAACAATTTATACATAAATCACGGTATGCAAGATGGCTTGACGGTGAAAGTCGTAGAGAAAACTGGGATGAAACTGTAAATAGATATGTTTCTTTTATGGAGAAATCTTTAAAAGAAAAGCACGATTATAAAATATCAAAAGCCGACAAGGATATAATTACAGAATACATAACTAATCTATCTGTAATGCCTTCTATGAGGGCAATGATGACGGCAGGAGAAGCACTTGAAAGAGATAACGTGTGTGGTTATAATTGTAGTTATCTTCCTGTAGATAGTCCACGTTCATTTGATGAAGCCATGTACATACTTATGTGTGGAACAGGTGTGGGGTTTTCTGTAGAACGAGAAAACATAGACAAACTACCTGTGATTAGTGAGTGTATGCAAAAGTCTGACGTTGTTATTGTTGTAGAAGATAGTAAAGTAGGTTGGGCAAAAGCATATAGAGAATTAGTTGCACTACTCTATTCAGGAATGATTCCATCTTGGGATGTGTCAAAAATAAGACCTGCAGGGGCAAGATTAAAGATTATGGGGGGTAGAGCATCAGGTGCAGATCCGTTAGTTAACTTGTTTGAGTTTACTGTTCACAAATTTAAAAAAGCAAGAGGTCGCAAACTTTATTGTGTAGAGTGTCACGACATTATGTGCAAGATTGGTGAGGTTGTTGTTGTTGGTGGTGTAAGAAGATCAGCGCTGATTAGTCTATCTAATCTAGGGGATGATCAAATGAGACACGCTAAAGCAGGAGAATGGTGGAACGCAAATGGACAAAGAGCATTAGCAAACAACTCTATTGCGTATAAAGGCAAGCCAGACATGGATACTTACATGAGAGAATGGTTAGCTTTGTACGAGTCAAAGTCTGGGGAACGGGGCATGTTTAATAGGCAGGCTGCTGACAAACAGGTCGCAAAGAATGGCAGGAGAGAAGTTGGACACATGTGGGGAACGAACCCATGTTCAGAGATTATACTTCGACCTTACCAGTTTTGTAATCTTTCAGAGGTTGTAGTTAGACAGACAGATGATTTACAAACTTTACGTAGCAAAGTAAGAGTTGCAACGATGCTAGGAACATTTCAGTCTACCTTAACTGATCTTAAATATTTACGAAAAATATGGAAAAACAACACAGAAGAAGAAAGGTTACTTGGTGTTTCCTTGACAGGTATTATGGATCATGGTATCCTATCTAGGACAGTTGATTCTAAAGTTTGGTTACAAGAGATGAAACAAGTTGCAATAGATACAAACAAACAATACGCAAAAGCAATAGGTATACCACAATCAACGGCAATTACTTGTGTTAAGCCTAGTGGAACAGTATCACAACTTGTAGATGCGTCTTCTGGTATTCATGCAAGACACAACGATTTTTTTATACGAACAGTTAGAGGTGATAACAAAGATCCGCTAACAGAGTTTATGAAACAAGAAGGCATACCTAACGAACCTGACATTACAAAGCCAGATAGTGTAACTGTTTTTTCTTTTCCAATGCAATCTCCAAGTGGTGCAATTACCCGAACTGAAATGAGTGCAGTTGAACAACTTGAGTTGTGGAAATTGTATGCAGACTTGTGGTGTGAACACAAGCCATCTGTTACTATCTCTGTAAAGGAGAAAGAGTGGATGGAAGTGGGTGCTTGGATGTACAAGAATTTTGATATAGCTTCAGGGGTTTCCTTTCTACCCTTTAGTGATCATACATACAAACAAGCACCATACCAAGATATAGATGTTGATGAGTATAATGAGTGGAAGAGTATTGTTCCCCCGACTTTAGACTGGGATAAGTTTTCTTCTTACGAAAAAGAGGATAATACAAGTGGATCTCGAGAACTTGCGTGTACTGCAGATGCCTGTGAAGTTGTGGATTTGGGTGCATCGTAAATGATTATTGAGATACCGATTAGTGACGATCACATGATCCGTGCGAGGGAAAAAGCTTCCACGATGGGTATTCTTCAGGGAAGTATTACAGGTGGCTCTAGTAACGTTGTAGGGGCGATAGGTGAGGTGATTGTTGCTGATAGTATTAAGGCGAAAGAAATAAATACATACGATTATGATCTAGTTAAAGAAGGTAAACGGATAGATGTTAAAACAAAACGTTGCAACACAAAACCTATGCCTAATTACGATTGTTCTGTAGCGTTACACGGAACGGAACAAGATTGTGATGCGTATGTGTTTGTTCGTATACTATGTGATTTACGTAAAGCTTGGATTCTTGGGGGGATTTCTAAAAAAGATTTTTACAGTAAAGCTACCTTGTATAGAAAAGGTCAAGTAGACCCTGATAATGGGTTTGTTTTTAAGGCGGATTGTTATAATTTAAAAATAGGTGAACTGGATTCAGTTTATGAAATCAAGTAAAGTAAAAGCAAAATTGTTTTCGCTAGAAGCGTATTTAAATAAAGATGGGAATGTTGAAATGAACTACGAAGCAGTGAGACCTGAAGATTTAGAAAAAGAATTAAATTCGGGATTGCCCATGTATACAGGCACAAGTCAAGTTGCATCATTGTTGAGATACTTACGAAAGTGTGGAGATGATATTATGAGTGGGTCAAGGAACTATATATGAAAGAACACAAAGTTAATGCTTTGGATAATTTTATTTGTGGGTGGTACATTGACCCCCAAGTTGCAGATGATTTAGTTAAATATTTTTATAAGAATGTAAAGAAAACTGTACAGGGTCAAACTGGTGGGGGTATACAAAAAATATACAAAGACTCAACTGATTTGCCTATACAGACAAACACAAACAAAGACAAAGAAATAATGGAGTATTATTATGCTCTTAATAAATGTGTAGAAAAATATAAAGAAAAATATCGTTATTGTGATTTAAATCACGCTAAATGGGAGATGGATACGGGTTGGAACATACAGAAGTATGAACCAATGCAGGGTTTTCATAAGTATCATTGTGAACGTTGTAGTAGCGATTATTTAAGTAGTGCGTGTAGACATTTAGTTTTTATGACGTATTTAAATGATGTAAATGATGGTGGGGAAACACATTTTTATTATCAAGATGTAAAAATTAAACCAGAAAAAGGTTTGACACTTATATGGGGTGCTGATTGGACATTTACACATAAAGGTATATTTTCAAAAACAGAAACAAAATATATAGCAACAGGTTGGTTATCTTATGTTACTGAATCCAAATGAAGAAACATTTACACACGAAAATTTATTAACGCATTACATACAAATATTTCCACAAATGCTTAATAAAGAGACTTGTGATTACGTCATAAAACAAATGCAATTAAAAACTGTTAATTATGAACAGCATACATTTTATAATAGTGTGTCAAATACAAATGATAAAAGATCAGGAGAAAACGAATTAGATATAACTTATGATGATTTTGAAGGAAGCCAAAATATCATGAATTTAGTATATGTTGCTCTTACTGATTATTCTAAATTACATAAACATTTTGAAGGGTGGGAAGGCTACTCATCACTCCGTTTAAATAAATATGAAAAAAATAAAAGAATGGCAAATCATGTAGATCATATTAAAAGTTTATTTAATGGAAGTGTAAGAGGAATACCAATTTTAAGTATTGTTGGGTTATTAAATGATGATTATGAAGGTGGTGAATTTATAATGTTCAATAATAAAAAATTAGATTTAAAACAAGGTGATATACTTATTTTTCCATCTGTTTTTTTATATCCACATAGAGTAGAGCCAATTAAAAAGGGAGCAAGATACTCTTTTGTATCTTGGGCATGGTAGATGTCACTAACTTTTAGGGCGGAAACGAAATCAATTATACGGACTCGTCAGACACTAGAGATAGTTAAAATGTGTTTGCCAGATGAGTTAAGAAAAAAAACATTAAGTATTGCAGAAAAATATAAATTAAAACAGGAAGAAATAAAAGGTCACGATAATCTAGTAGAACTTGATGGCAGAACAAGTTGGAAATTTCACACAGAAGAAGAGTGTAGAGATACTGTTATTCCAGACTTAATTATGTTTTTACGTGATGGTTTAAAGGACATAAATCACAGTGATAGTTACCCACATATTGCTATAAAAGATTTATGGGTTGCATGGTACAACGAAAATAGTAAAGCCACGCTACATAATCATTTGCAAGAGTGGTACGGTTTTTCTTTTGTTTGGTATTTGGGGGTAGAAAATGAATATACATCTATTGTATTTTTAGATAATATATCATTTGAAGAAGTGCAAGTTGTTGTAAAACCAAATGATTTATTAATTTTTAACGGTAGAACACCCCACTATGCAGAAGGCAGAGAGAAGAATAGGATAGTTGCGTCTGCAAATATGTATTGCACTCACCATAAATATTTTGATTGTAAAGCTAATGAATGAACATATTATTCATGTGTATCCGGGAATTAATCAAATATTTTCAGTACCTGTTTTTGTTTCTGAAGAGGAATATGTTTTGTCTGAAAAACAAAAAGAAATTATTTTAAATGAAGAAAGACAGATAAACGCACACAATTTTAGTTCAGTAGATAGTAATGTATTAGACAATCCAAAGTTAAAAAGGTTAAAAGAATTTTGTAAAGATCAAATAGATTATTATGTTCATGCACTTTTAAAAATTATAAATTGTGAATTTTATATAACTCAATCGTGGACTAATTACACAGAAACAAATCAAAGTCATCATCAACACACGCACGGAAATAGTGTTGTGAGTGGCGTTTATTATATTGCCCCAGAAATATCTACTATTGTGTTTTACAGGAGAGAGGAATTATTTCCTTCATTTAAATTTAACTACGAAAGTTACGATGCAAACACTTCTTTAAGCATGAAAATTCAAGTGCCAAAAAATAGACTAATTTTATTTCCATCGTGTTTACCTCACAGTGTTGAAGACTATAAGAATCAAGAAACAAGAATTAGTGTAGCATTAAATACATTTATTAAAGGTTCTTTAGGAGAATATGACGGAAAAACTTTGTTAAAACTAGAATAAATATGCTCAATCTAATTAATAATAAATACCAAATATTTAATGATTTGGTTGACCCCGAAACTCAATCTTATATACAGAATGAATTACTACACGATTTTTTCCCGTGGTACTACAAAGAAACTAGTTTATCAGAAAAAGATGCTGACTATGGATTTAAATGCTACGATTACATACAATTCTCTCATTGTTTTATAGACGATTACAATTACAATTCTGATTTTGTAAATAGTATATTAAACAAATTATTAAATGTTATAAATATTCCTTACGAAATTATTAGAGCAAAAGCAAATTTAAAATTAATGTGTCCTTACGGGCATGCTGACAGTCACAACAAACCACATTACGATCAAGACACAGAACATTTTGTAGGATTATATTATGTTAATAATAGTGATGGGGATACTTGGTTGTTTAATAAAGATAGAACAGTTATGAAAAGAATAGAACCAAGAAAAGGTAGGTTTGTATTTTTTAGAGGGGATATACTACACGCTGCTTCACATCCGCATAAGTGTAAAAAAAGAATGGTAATTAATATAGACTTTAAAAAGGAGAAGTAAATGATTTGGCATTTTGAATTAAAAGAACATAAAAAAATTAAAGATGAATTACTTTATTTGATTGATAGATGTAAAGGCAAAAAAGTTAAAGAGCTTGATGATAATATATCAAAAACTGATTTTTACCAACCTAATAAAACAAGTGAACCTTACCGTAGAATTATAGAGCCAAAAATAATTAAACACTTTAATAAATTAAAAAAGAATATTGATGTAAAAGAATTTATTTTTGATAATTTTTGGTTTCAACAGTATTATAAAGGTGATACTCATTC